GGCTGCGCCGCCAGTTGGATCACCGCCTGCGCCGCTTGCGGCGAGCATCTGCTGCTGTTGTGCTTGCGCTTCAATTTGCAGCTCCTTGTCAGTCTTGATTACTTCGTCTGGATTAATATCCATACTCTTTGCAATCTCTGTTAGCAACTCTTTACGTTTTGTTATAGCAACGTCCATAGGATTACTTATCAGAGACATAAATTGCAACAAGCGTTGCGAGCGAACTTCACGCTGAATGAGTGAAGTACTACCTCGAGCGGTCACATTAAGGTCGCCCTTAGCCTTCTCGTTGTCGCTCCACTCCATGTTCCAGTGATACAGAGACTTGATCAGAGGAATGATTAGGTAGTCGTCGACGTTCTTTAGTGTCGACTTCAGCGCGACGTTGGCGTTGCCCATCAGGATGGACATGCCAGTGGCTGTCTTGTTGAGCTGTTGGCCTGCATCACCGTGCGTGTATGACGGCAAAGAGGTAGTTTCGTCGGCAAACTTGCGGAACATCTCGATGATGCTGGTCAGTCCATTAGCGTTTGCCACCGGCTGGTTAAAGCGGACAGCAGGGGCGTTGGGATCGCCGCCACTACGCAGGAAGACTTTCCAAGGATGCAGATCGGTTGGATCTTCACCGGCCTCTAGGAAGTCCATGTTGACTTCGACCATTGGTCCGGATGAGATCGCCATGTTGTCGATAAAGATACGGGTCGCCGCGTTCATCGTCGACTGCGAATCGCGCATCATGCGAGGCACGCCTGTACCCCAGAACTGGTGCGGGTTACGCTCGTATGGGAAGCAGTTGTAAGGAATGCGGCCATCCGGAATCGGGTTCAGCGTGGCGCGGATTACCTTGCCAGCACAGATCCAAATGTTTGCGTCGTAGTCGTCGTCTTCTTCAGAACCTTCTGGCAGCTCTGCGCCTGCCTCAAGAAGGTCTGTTCCGTTGATGGAGCCCCAGTACTCAAGCACTTCGAACCGATTGTTTGGTCCAGACTGCAGCTTGATGTTGGCAACTTCACGACGAATGCGCTCGTGGTCTTCTTCAACGTGGTTGCCGCGAGGACTGTCGGAGAGGATCTCTTCAATCGCATCGCTGTCGAAGCCGTCAAGGTCACGCAGGTCGCGGAACTGGCGGCGGGTAAGAACGTGGCGGCGGAACAAACCATGAAGATCTTCGTTCGACGTCGCGTAAGGATCTGGATATATGTCGAAAATCGATACCGATTCGATGTCAGGCTTGACCTGCTCGACGACAGTAAGAGAGTGCGCCTGTACGCCGTTAACGTAACTACGCTTCCAGCGCTTACTGCGCTCGATTCTAACGGTGCCACCCTTGATGCAGCCGGTGCCAAAGATGCAGGACTCCATGATGGCTTCCTTGATCTTCTGCTCAGCGTTAGCTTCGCCTAGCTGATCACGAACAAGGATAGTCATTTCAGCGGCGGCTAGCTTGGCGCGGCGACGAACCTCGTCACGCACCTGATCCATGAGCTCATCGCGGCGCTCATTGATGATATCGAGAACCATTGTCGGCGAAGCTGCACCAGACGCCTGCATGATCTCAGCAGTAGCTTCTTTGGTGATCTCCGCCATCTCGAGCGGGTCAAGCTCAGGTATCGAGGTGGGGTCGATACTGTAGAAGTCCTGTCCGCTCTGGAACAAGAGGTCAACCAGACGCGAAAACGCCGACATCACCTTAGTGCGGGTGAGGCCGACGAATACTTTCGAGCGTGTGCCGGTTAGCTTGGCGAGGACTTCGGGGTCGTACTCCCCCAAAAATTGGCGGAAACTCGAGAGCCACTCATCCTCAATATCATTACGGGCGTCTTTGTACTCAGTGAACAAAGATTGCAGACGCGGACCCAGACCCTGAAACTCTTCAAGGTCTTCCTCACGTTTCTCTACTGGTGCGAATTCTCCATTGTCTTCGTCTTCTATCTCGTCTTCGTACATCAATACCCCACGACGCTATCGAACGGCTCGTACCTTGTCGCCGCAACTTTTGACTTGCGGTTACGCGGCATCGAGTTAAGTCCGAATAGAGCTATTGCATATGACATTACTCTGTCATCAAAGCAACCCGACTTAGCATTCGTAATGCCTTTGTCATCAATGACGTAATTACGCAACTCTTTTACAAGTTCTACGTCTGCTATTCCACTATCGCGCTTGCGCAAAAGCGCAGCGAGATTATCGATAATCAATGGTTTTGTCTTACTAGACGTATAAAAACCTGCACGCTTAGTCATTCTGTCTGCATACGCATCATCGACTGTGTGTTCAACATAAAGATTAGGGTAACCTAAATCCTGCATGCGGCGGATCGTTGTCAGACCGTGGTTGTTTCGCTCAGGAATAATGTAGGCGCGGTTGAACATCTTGCCCAATGCGGCGAGCTGGTCACCCAATTCGTATGGATCGATGTGCAAATGCCACGACGCTACCTGTCTACCAAGCGAATCCAGTACCTGAGCCACTGTGTAGTCCCCATGCGCCAGCCCTTCAGCGACGTCGACGCCGATGCAGTACCGCTCATCTGGATCGATGCGCTTGATCCACTGCTTGTAGGATCCTTTTTCGTGCGGCGTGATGTTGCCATCTTTGAAACTACCCTCCACTTCTGGTGTGTAGCAGTTACGCTCCGCGTCCATGAGGCAGTCTTCTTCAACGAAGCTGCGGCCAGAGAACAGGAACGCTTCCTCTGGCGTGCAGGGATACTCCTGCTTGAATAGATCCAGAGATCCAAGCTCGTCTATCTTTGACCGCCGCCAGTTTAATTTCTCGTTCGAGAGGCTGTATAGCGCAGCCAGCTTTTCTTCTTCTGCAGTTACGGTAAAATACGGATCACACTTCTTCTCATACTCTGGAAGCCAGAACCACGGGATAAAAATGACGATCCAGTCGCTGTCGCCTCTTAGCGCCTTCATCACCTGTTCGTAGAACCATCCGCCTGCGCCGTTCGCCGTGGACTCAACGATAACTTCGGAGTTTTCGGCGGGGACAGACTGCAGCAGGCCTGCCACAATCTCGCCACTGTTTGGATAGAATGCTGCCTCAGATGCATGCACGTAGCGGTTTGTCATACCGCGACCAATGTTTGTGGATCGCGCAGTACCAATACGATACTGAGAATTCAGCTTGTCGAACTCAAGCGATGTGGTGGTGCTCGACTTCAGGGCTGGCTTAAATATTGGGTGAGCCGCGTTGTCGTAGAAGAATTTGACCATGCGGAAGATGGCGGTGGTGGACTCAGCAAGGTGAGAGAGCACGAAGGCGTTGGCGTTCTTGGTCTTGGTGGTCTTCCAGTAAAAGCGGCCTTCCACGTAGGTGGAGATCCCCATCTGGCGACCCTTAATGACCAGAGCTCGAATGCGACCGGTTTCTGCTAGCTGCGTCTCGAGCTTATCGTGCAGGATGAGCTGACCGCGATTGAGCTTGAATGGCTTGATCTCGCTCTTCTTGTCGACAATGCGTAGCACATTCTTCGCGTACATGGGGAAGTCCCCCATCAGCTTCTTTGCGACATCCTCTATTTCCACAAACCCATACCCTTGACGATATCTAAGCACCAGTCGAGCAACTCATCGTCGTTCATGCGGCGCTTCATATAATTAACTGCAACGCAGACCAACCTTACATTTCCGGCAGAGTACGGCTTGTTGGAGTCAATACGATCAATGCTGACATTAGTACCAACCGCATTACCTTCGAAGGTAAATATCTTTCGTGTGACTGCGCATCGCCCATCCTGTTTCTTTAGGAGCTCGAGCAAGTGATCGAGCGTGAAACAATCTGATGCGAACCCACCGCCTTTTGCCCTTCGCTTTGCGTCCATAAAGCGGTGCTTGAGGTAGGCCTCAACGGAATCGTATTTGCTGTGCCGTCTTGCAGGTGGGCATAACGCGCAGCGAGCAGAGTACCGCCCAGTCATAGGATTCAGGCGGTACTCTGATTTGGGCTTTAAGTTGCCGCAGGCGGTGCAGCGCTTCTGCACCAGTCCACTTTCTTACCTACTTCTTCTTCTTTGCCTTCATGAGCATTTTCATTTTGCCCATCATGTCTTTGGCTTTTGGATCGACTTCCTTGCCCTTTGGCATCTTGTCCATCTTCTTACCGGATTTCATCTTCATTTTATTTCTCCACAAGCAGCCAACATGGCCGTTAACTTAGCCTCGTACCCCTTGCGGAGTTCACGCTCCGCCAGCAGTACCTTTACTCTTTCAAATATTCCAGCGCTTTCTGCGACTGTCGGATAGATCGGAGCGACCGGCTGCTCTTTAATGCAAGGCACCGCCACTGGGATCTTGATTTCAATCGGTGGATTGGATGCGCAGCCGGACACAAGGATGCGAGTCGCCTTACCGGCGTGCCACTTCTCCACGACGCGAGCTTCCTTGAGCGCCTTCTCTGCAACGGTAGCCGTTTTCTTTTCAACTACTTTGTATGCTTCGATCTGCGCATTCTGCTTCTCGACCTGAGTAGTCAAGTCTGTGTAGCGGATCTTCTGCTTGAGGAGATCGTTCTCGAGCCCAGCGTTGGATACCCACAGCCACACGATGACGGCCACAAGAGCGGCGTACCCAAAAAATCGGCGGAAACTCCACGCAACCCTCAACGCCTCAATCATTTCCTGAACCCTTAATCTTTCCCCACTCCCTCACGGCAAACGCAGCGGCAATGGCGGTGACCAATAGAGACAGCCCAGTCATATCACTGGGAGCCTCATTCTTTACAAACAACATGTACAGCGGAGCAACGACGCCATGCACCGCCATAGTTCCCGCAATCCAGATGCAGGTCATAGGCCTCCACCACTTGCGGATCACGCACAGCGCTACGGCTTCGAAGTCCAGAAGGCGCTGCTTCAGGCTCATGCCTCGTTGTCCGACACTGGAGCATTGGAAGCTACGTGGACAGGACCACCGGTCACCGGCACACCTTTCGGCCAGCGGATCGCTACGCAGCGGCTCTTGGCAATGCGCATGATGTTGACGGCGTTCTGTTGGTTGCCGCCCAGTACACGGTAGTAGAAGCGGTCCTCGCCTACATAGAACCCAACATGGCCTCCGCCTTGACGAGCGAACACAAGGATCGCGCCTTCACACACATGAGTAGGACGCAGGTTGGAGCCATACTCCTTCCACGCCAGTGCGCGATACCAATGTTTAGGAACGGGATGCCCTGCTTCACGCAGGCAGTGGGCAACGAACGTGCCGCACCAAGGGGTCTCATCATCGCGCCACCAAGCACCAAGCTTAGCCAGCCACGCCTGAATCTTTGTATTGTGTTTCGGTCCAGCGACTTCCTTTAGGCCAACAGACTCGCGAGCAGTCTTCATCCACATCACGTTTTCTTTCTTGCGGCTCTCATGTTGTCTACGAGATTTGGGTATGGACGACCCGCTTTCTTAGCTGCAGCCTTAGCGCTCGCCTTCTGACCGTCAGTCAACGGCGTCGACTTCTTCTTTGGATTTGGCTTGTCCCATACTTTCTTCATGGCTGCACCTCAGTAGTGGTATTCGTCCACGTCTCCATAGCGTGTAAAGTCGTGGTTTTCTACTGCAAAGAATTCTGATGACGCCTTGAAGTCTGGAGTGAGGACTACTTCTGGTGTCAGCGAGATGTCGTACACCCGCATCCGATTATTGGGGTAGGCGCAGAACTGGCCGTTCTCGAGAGCCAAGACGTTCATAGCCTTGTGCTCAGACGGGATCTCAGACGTGCCGCAGTCGACCACGTCGTTGTCTGGATGGTAGTTGTCCAGCGTGAATAGATACTCCGCCTTCACGGTATCCCCGCTACGCAGACGCGCCTCGTACTGCATGCTGGCGATGAACTGCTTACAGATCGCCACCACGCCGTAGTCCATGCAGTTCCAGAACTGGAGATC